TGAGCCGTGGACGATATGGCCTGACAAACTCGCTGCAATGGAGTTATAACCACACTTAAATTTATATTAAATATGGCACGACAGAAAAAAACAATCATCTCCGGCATCACCCGTGAAGCCATGGAGGACGCGTTCGGCGAATACGCCACGGCCGACGCCCGCATTCAGAAGATCCAGGCGGACATGGACGTTCAGTTTACGAAGATCCGCGAGAAGTTCGCTGACGAATTGGCCGAACTCCAGCAAACCAAGGATCGCAGTTTCGAGATTCTGAACGTCTTTGCCTCGGAGCACCGCGAAGATCTTTTCCAAAAGAAAAAGAGCCTCGATACGGTGCATGGCACGCTCGGATTCAGGATCGGCATGCCGAAACTCGTGACCCGCAAAGGTTATAAGTGGGCTGCGGTCATCGACTTGCTCATGCGCCAAGGTAAAGAATATTTGAATACGGCGGTTACAGTCGCCAAGGACAAGTTCATCGCCGACCGCAACGATGAGAAGGTACAATCTCTGATGCATGACTGCGGTATCGAATGTGTTCAGGATGAGACCTTCTATGTAGAACCCAAAAAAGAGGAGGCTCCGGGCCTGTAAGCCATGGATCGCGCACCCTACTATAAACGGATCTATACGATGCTCGGTCAACTCGACGCCCGGGACCACAAGGAGGACCTCCTTGAGCCGTATGGCGTCGCACGGCTGCGCGACTTGAGTGACCGGGCATTGCTACAAGTGCATGAATTGCTCCGCTTCCGCGTACAGGAATCCCTGCGTCACCATCGCAGCGCCGTCCTTGCCAAACTCACAGCTATGGGACTGTCGCAGCAGGCCGGGGAACCTGCCGCGGGCTATTTCGCACGGGTTGACGCCTATGTATCCCAGCCCCGCATTGCCGGCAAACGGTTTCGGGAACTGTCTATTGGTGAGTTGCAGGCTTTGCGGCGCAAACTATGCGCCGTGCATAACCGCAGCGGATTCATCGCCGGGCCTGTTCCATCGCCGCCCCGCATAACTTCTGTAAAACCATCCTGACATGACAAACAGTTCATTGATCTATCTACTGCGCGTGCAGGAAGTCCAACGCCTCGTGAAAGAGTACACAAAGAAAGGACACACCCAGAGCTGGACCTACCGTAACGTGATCTATCCGCGTTTTATGATGTCGAAATCGACATTCGACAGTTATATGTCCGTGCAGAGAGTGCAAGGACGCATCGATGAAATTAAAAATGCAAAAAACGATGACAGACAAGATTAAAACAGGAATCTATATCCCGGATTCAAACAATAACCTCTGTTCCCTGGAGGCGTGGAAAATGCAGGGGAACCCGACCGAAGCCCAGTCGGTGGTGCTCATTACATCTACAGGCGCCCTTGAAATCTACAAACGCGATTTCGTGTGTTCCTGCACGTTCTTACGTGCGCAGCGTGCTGTGGAACAGGCCGGCGACGAATTCCGGTGCCCGACACGCTATGAAGCGATGATGATGCACGACGCCCTGGCCCAAGATCTCGAAGAGGCCCTATTGCTTGTCGGAGGCCACCGGATCGCAACCGGGATGACTTGGACCTGTGAGAAAGCTCCCGTATGCTCGAACCGCATGCGCGGGGATATGGCGTTCTGCTTCGACTGGAGATTCGGAACCATTGCGGCGAAATCCTGCTATGCCACCTCGTTTGCACGCCCTGTAAGATCCTATAATACTATGCCATGACCGGAATCAAGATCACTCCAACCGAAAAGGGGCTCAACATCGAGGCCCGCAACGAAAAATTCTGCCTCTCTTACGACGAGCGCTCACTGCCTTGGAGTGACGGCAAAAAGTGGTGCGAAAAGAACGGAGGCTCCCTGCCATCACTTGCCCAGCTTGCTATCCTCTACGAGTTCTTCGAGGAGATCAACGCTTCGCTGCGGGAACAAGGGAAAACAGAACTGTCCCGTACATTTTATTGGTCCAGTTCCGAGTACGCTTCCACGTGCGCTTGGTACGCCTACTTCGGCCGCGGCGGCCAGAGCTACACAGGTAAATTTGACACCAAATGTGTTCGGGCTGTCGCAGCATTTTAGTAACTATTTAATAATTAAAAAAGAATAACATGAAAAGCAAAATCTATTTCCGAGGTTCCCAAAAGCATGGAGCGGCACTTATCGAGGCTTTGGAGGCCATGGGTGGAAGAAATTTTTGGAGACTGACCGGAATCGAAGAACAGTACCTCTACGCGATTGATGAAGAAAATAGAATCATATCTATAAAGCCGAACGAGGTTCTATATGACGACCTGTTGAAATCCGGCATGGAAATCCGTGTGGAAGAGATCCCGGACAAGGCCGATGCGGATGTCGGAAAAGAACTCGCCGAGATGCTTGCTCAATGCACTTGGGTCGATCTGTTCCTGTCAATGATCTTGCTTTTCAGCGACTGTCTGAAAACCCAGGGCCATGCGCAGAAAGCGCCCCGGGATCCAAAGCCCGAGAAATGGGAGTATGCCGTGGGTGAGGAGTTTGATTTCGGATTGGTTCGGCTCAAGGTTGTCGAAGGACTCGGATGCAAGGGATGTGTTTTTGAACAATATTGCGAGACGGTTAGAAAAACATTGCTTGTCCCATACGTTGGTCCCTGTTATCGAGAATATAGATCCGACGGCCGTTCCGTTCAATTCGTAAAAGCGGAATAGTATGGCATGGGTAGCTGTCGATAAATTCCGCGGACAGGAATTTATCTATGAAGAAAAACCTGTAAGAGATGATTCGGAAGATGGAATTTGGCTTCCATCCTGCTGAGATCAATATGTGGCATTGCCTAAACCTGTCATTACGACAAGAGCCGACCCAATGGGGATCGGCTCTTGTTCTTTATGGCAGCACCGCGGGGTGCCCGAAATTTACAGTAATCGGTTTGCCTGTATTTGCTGTCACCTCTCCGATCTCGATGCCTACGGATGTCAGACGGGTCTCGGGCACGGCCGCCAGATCTGTGATGCCCACGCGGTAAGTTTCGACGTTCACGAGCAGGCTGTCGTGGTCGTGGTCCGTCGCGGACCCCACGCGCGAGAACGTTCCGGCGTAGTCGAGTCGCAGGTCGCGCATGGCCACATGCAAGGCGTCGAGGAGTTCGAAATACTCGATGGCGGGAGTCAGCGTGCGCCCCACGGCAGAGGTCTTTCCCGCGGCCTTCGTGGCGACGTGGATGTCGAGGAGCAGATCGCCGCGCTGTGCGTGGCGTCCGAGCTGTCGCCAAGCTATTTCCCGGAATTCGACCAGGGCGCACGGGAACTGCATGATCTTCTCCTCTTCGAGATGGGCGAACTGGTTGTTGTAGAGGTCCACGTATTTGACCAGCCCGGAGGTCATCAGGTGGCAGGCGATGTCGGCATATAGCCTTGCACGAATGCTTTTAAATGCTGTCTTATCCATGATTAAATGGCGTTGAATTATCGGAATATCGAATCTACGGCACGGTTTGCGAGTGCCAATAGTTTCTTATTGAGCAGTTCGGTATCTCCCATGAACTGCCGCTGCGGGAGATTCATGCGCCGGGTATGACTTCGCACGGAGTAGCTTCCGGCCTCGATGCGTTTGATGCGGCTGCGGGATTTTCCGCTGCGCGTGGTATACTTCTCACGGGTGAAGGCATAGCGGCGTCGGGTGTGCTGTCGGACATGCACAATTCCCTTGAACCCGAAATTGTGGGCCGCGGCGTATGGTGCATCCGTGGCGATGCGTATGTCGGAGAACTCGGCGCGGCGTATACGTATGGATCTGCGCAGACGCCCGCTCTTGACGAGTATGGCGCGTCCCCGATCCTTGAATCCCTTGCGGGGCTTCCACCTGTTCAGGGTGCGGCCTTCGTACCATCCCTGCCGTCGGAATGAGTCTACGAAGTAGTTGCGGGCCACGACGGCC